GCCCGTTGGGTGCTACTCCGTCACCGTCTAAATAGAAGCCATAATGACTAGAAGCAGGTGTATCTAAAACTGCATTAACAGTTCTATCTGAACTTGCACGTTGTTCTTCTGTGTTTACGTTTTCTGTTCTAATATTACCTCTTTCGTCTATAGGAGCAACATAGTATTGTTTGTAATTAAATCCTGATTTAGGTGCATCGGTCTCTGCTTGATTTACAACAGCATCATTAATGTCCTTTTCTTTATTAAATGTACTCATGTAACTTGCTAAAGAACCAGTAGTATCAGCGTCACCGATAATATCTCTAAATTCTTGAGAGTCAACAAGTGTTTTTAATTTGACTCTAAGTAAATGTGGCCACCATGTTTGTGAAAATCCTTCAGCGGCTCTGTTAACATCTTCGACTACATAATACCTTTTTAAAGCAATAGGAATAGATGCGTCTAAACTAAAGTCATCTTTCATGTGAGGAAATTCTATAACATCGCCTGACATAATTTTTCTTCCTATTCTTTCAACGCAATCATTTAAATGAACTGTCAAAAATAGTGTATCATTTTGCAAAAACATACCAAATTGGCTTAAATTGAAATCAATATCTTGCACATTATAAATTCCACGTATCATATAAATGTCGTCTGAATATTTTCTATCTCTATTTTCTAAAAATAACAAATCTTGTATGGTTCTTTCATTTAGTTCACTGGGTGCATAATTAGGATTTGTTGGAGAAGCGTCACCGTCTTTATTTGTGTCACCTTGTCTATGAGGACCAAGGTATTTGTGGAGGTGCAGATCAGTACCTCCCACTGTAAACATCTCTTTGATATTACGATCAAAAAACTTGTAATCATTGCCTTTTTCAGGCTTAAAAATTGATAGTCGTGGCATAGTTTACATATTTATAGTTAGGCCAACGGCAATAAATATCAGTATGTCAGAACTACAAACCATGCAACAAGAAGTCTTTGATTATGTCAAAAACAACCTAGGTGAAGGTATGATCGAGGTTGAACTTGATCCAAAACACTACGAAACTGCACTAGAAAGAGCCATAAACAGATATAGACAAAAATCGTCTAATGCTGTGGAAGAATCATATGCTTTTTTAACACTAAAAGAAAATCAAAACAAATACATATTACCCAATGAGGTAATAAATGTTAGAAAACTTTTTAGAAGAACCGTAGGATCAAGAACAGAAGGCGGTCAAGGTGGTACACTATTTGAACCATTTAATTTAGCATACACAAACACATACCTTTTGAGAGCAGGTGCTACAGGTGGACTTGCAACGTACTATGCTTTTGCAAGTTATCAAGAACTAGTAGGAAAATTGTTTGGAAGTTTTATACAATTTCACTATGATAACGCTACCAAGCAGTTGACTATAACACAAAGACCGAGAGCAGATGACGAAACAATCTTAATGCATACTGATAATTTTAGGCCTGACATCACTTTACTCAAAGATATCTACAGTAAACCGTGGATCAGAGATTATACTCTTGCAGTATGTAAAACTATGCTAGGTGAAGCAAGAGGCAAATTTAATACTATTGCAGGGCCGCAAGGCGGAACAACCTTAAATGGTGCAGAATTAAAACAGCAAGGTATGGCTGAAATGGAAAGACTTGATGCAGAAGTTGGCAACTTTGCAGAAGGTGGCACACCACACAGTTTTGTTATAGGTTAATTCAATCTATACATTTATTAAATAAAGTTTTAAACAGGCAAACAAAAAGGCATAAATTATGGCAAAAAACAAATACTTCACAAAACTCTCCAAATTATCTTATAGACAATTAAAACAAATAACAATAGCATTTGAAGTACTGCTTAAAGCAGGACCTAATTGGCAAATAACTTTTCATATGCTAAATGCTGTAAGAGAAGTTAAGAAAGAACTTGAAAAAAGACTAAAGAACTGTTAATATATTAAACTTATGTTGATAGGTTTGGTAGGATTAATTGGTTCTGGTAAAGACACTGTTGCAGAGCGATTAGTGTCGCATCACGGATTTGTTAGAGATTCATTTGCACAAAGTTTAAAAGATGCAACAGCAAATATTTTTGGTTGGGACAGAGAAATGCTGGAAGGCAATACTGAGTCCAGTAGGCATTGGAGAGAACAACCTGATAAATTTTGGAGTGAACGTTTTGGAAAAACAGTTACCCCTCGTTGGATTTTACAATATTTTGGCACTGAAGTTTGCAGAGGAAACATGTTAGATAGTATTTGGGTAGACTCTTGTATGGCTCGATATAAAGGTGTAAACACAGTGATATCTGATACAAGATTTACAAATGAAATAAAACAAATAAGAAAAAAAGGTGGAAAAATTGTATTAGTTAAAAGAACTGAAATACCGAATAAGCAGTCAATGATAGAAAAAGGTGCTCATCAAAGCGAATGGGATTGGATTGGCACTGATTATGATTACATTTTAGAGAACACCCACACAATTGAATCATTACACAAGCAGATATACGATATGACTACTCATCTACTTCCAAGTCCCCAAGTTGCCATCCCAAATCCTGAGTACTTTTGAGCCTTTGACAGTTAGCACATATGGTCTTAAGATTGTAAACTGAAGTGTTGTTTCTATTTCCGTCCACATGATATACGTCCATTTGTACAGAATCAACTTGTCGAAATCCACAAAGTTCGCAACGCTTTTTTTTACGATACCCTGCCTTATACCATTTAGCCGCGTATCCTGTCTTTAATTTCTTTTTTTTACGTATACAACTGTCACACTGACTACGCCAATAGATTTTATTATTTCTTCTATAGGCATATGCCCTGGGTTTGCTTTGGCAGGTTTTGCATAAAGGACGTTTCATAACTGTATTTACGTGCCCTATATAGGCACCTAGTTTGACCATAGTTATGTGCTATTTTACCGTGTTCACTATAAATAGCATTAACGAACCTTGCAAGGAGAATAAAACATATGGCAACATTAACAAGTCCAGGAGTAAACGTTTCAGTAATAGATGAAAGTTTCTACGTACCATCAGATGCAGGTACTACTCCACTTATTATAATAGCATCAGGACAAGACAAGAAGAACGGAGCAGGTGATGGAACAGCGGCTGGGACACAAACAGCAAACGCTAACCAGGCTTTTTTAATATCTTCACAAAGAGAATTAACAGAAACATTTGGTGATCCTAAGTTTTATACGGATTCAGCAGGTGGTGCGATCAACGGCTATGAACTAAACGAGTATGGTTTACAAGCGGCTTATTCTTTCCTTGGAATTGCAAACAAGGCGTTCGTTATAAGAGCCAATGTAAATTTAACAGACTTAGTTGGTACAACAAACGCACCAACTGAAAGACCAGATAACGGAACATATTGGTTTGATTTGGCTAGTTCAACTTATGGACTTTTTGAATGGTCAAAAACAAATCAATCATTTACAGCAATTACACCAAAATTAATTACAGCAGTAACTAATCTAGTAGGAAATGTATCTACTGGAGTACCAAAAACTAGTTACGGATCAAAAGGACAATATGCTATTAACACAACTGCTGTAACAAATCCAATCTACTACAAAAATGATACAAACAGTTGGGTACAGGTAGGATCAACCAATTGGCACACAAGTTGGCCAACAATTGAAGGTACAGCAACATCAGGAACTTTAGTAGATGGACATTCAATAAAAATTAATGATGCAACAGTAACTTTATCAGGAACAACGTTTGCCGCTTTAGCAACTTCAATTAACAACGCAAGTATTGAAGGAGTAACTGCCGCAGTTGATGCTACAACAGGTAAAGTAGAAATTTATCACAATGGTACAAACTATGGTGATTCAGCGGCTGGTGCAAACACAATTAGAATTGAAAATAATTCAGGAACAATTTTAACAGTAACTGGTATCACAGCAGGTTTATATAACGGTGTTTCTTTTGAACAAAAAACACACGCCAATAGACCAACTTGGAAAACAGCAGAAGACAACAGACCTAATGGATCATTATGGTTTAAAACAAGCACTCCTAACTCAGGAGCAGACATTGTTATAAAATTATATAGTTCAAGTTCTGCAAGTTTTTCAACTGTAGATGCGCCATTATATGCAAACAACCACACAGCGATCTTTAACTTAGATCCAAGCAACGGCGGAACAGGACTTTCAGAAGGTACTTTATACACACAATTCAATGTAACTGAACAGTCTGCTGTAAACGACACAGACACAACTCTTAGAGTTGGCGACTTCCAAACATTTAGATACGAAGGTGGTGAGACTATTATCCAATCTAAAAACACAAGTCCGAGTTTTGTAAAAGCAGAAACATTTGTAGTTGCTGAGTCTATAAAAGGACAGGCGGCACTTGACACTGCAAAAACAGTAACATTAGGAGGTCCAGGAGATTCAACTATATCTGATTCTGAGGACTTTGTTACAGCATTTGCGGCGGCTGGGTTTACAAACTTAGAAGCAAGTATAATTACAGAAGGTGAACTAAAAGGTGCAATCCAAATCAAACACAAACTTGGTGGTGAATTTAGAATGTACGACACTTCAGGAACTCCATTAGCAGATGCAGGCTTTAGTGCCGCAACTGCTCACTCATATGGAACATACACAGCAAATTCAGCAACACTGATTGACAATTTGTATGACGCTCCTGCAGGTGCTACAGAAGATTCAACAGCACTCCCAGCAACTATAATTGCATCAAACTTTAAACGTTTATCTTACACTGCAAGTGCAACTGAGCCAACTAATGAACCAGCAAACAGTAAATTATGGTACAACACAAACTTAGATGCAGATATTTTGGAACACGATGGTACAAGTTTCAGAGGTTACTTAAATGTAAATTCAGGAACAGATCCAAACGGTCCACAATTTAGTGCAACTGAACCAACTACACAGTCAGATGGCACCCCATTAGTAAACAACGACTTATGGATTGACACATCAGATTTAGAAAATTATCCAGCACTTTACAGATACAACACTGCGGCAACGATTACGTCAACAAATACTGCAAACGGCACAAGCGTTACAACAACTGGTGCTAAATTTGAATTAGTAGACAAAGCAGACCAAACAACTGAAGATGGAGTTGTGTTTGCAGATGCTAGATGGCAAACTACTATCGAAAAGAATGCAGATGGAAACACCGGAGCAGGAACAGCATCATCAATTAAAGATCTTTTAAGTGATAACCATTTAGATCCTGATGCGCCAGATCCAGCACTGTTTCCAAAAGGTATACTGTTATTCAATACTAGAAGATCAGGCTACAAT